GCTTAGAGATAGAGAAATTCAATATGTGGCTATGAAAGATGAAACCACACAAACGTGGAGAGTTTTAGATACATGGCATGAAGAACTAAAGAATTTAGACCCAGAGGATGATGTATCTGACGAAAGTAAAGCCGTTAGTGTATTAACAGAAGGGCAATTCTTGGCTATAGTAAAAGAAGCAGCTAGATTAGGAGTTTTACAGAATGTGAACCTTTCTAATGTTGAAGAAGTCGAAGAATTAGAAGATAAGATTTTAAGTTTAGAAGAAGAAATATCAGATTTAAAAACTGATGCTACTAAACATGAAACAGAAAATAACATTTTAAAGCAAGAACCTACATCTGAAAGTTTTATGATAAAGAAATTAGCTATGAATAACATTATGAAACTTGCAGCTATAGATGATGTAAACAAACTTGCAGTAGATTAAAAGGTGAAAATATGGCAAAATTAGGTGATTACCTTCCTGAAGTACCTCAAATAGTTAATCAAATGACTGAATTCAACGAGAATTTGAATTTATTACAGTTAATGAAATCAGATGGAGATAAAGCAACAGCCCCAACATTAGGTCTTGACCATGTAGTAAATACATGGGTCAGACACCAAATGGCTTATAGACAACAATTAGTAATGGATTTACAGACTATTACTTATTCAGTTGCTGAAATAAGGTCTCCACTAGGACATATAACTAGTGAAGTATTTAGAAGAGGGGTAAAAATTCTTCCTAAAGTTGAAAATCCAAGCATGGAAGAAAAAGAAAGACTAGAGAAATTAATTTTAGACTGTAATATTTTTGATCAGACTTTAGAAGAAGTGTTTAGACAGTTTCATTATGATGTAAATTCTATTGATGATGGATTTATTTATATAGTTAAAGAATATACATCTAGAGAAAACAACAGAATAACGTCTAGAGTTAAAGAAATAAGAAGATTAAATCCAGCTTTAGTAGAATTTGATTTAGATACTGCTGGATTACCAAAAAATTCACATTTTCTATGTCCAATACATAGAGAAGAAGTAAGCGAAAAACCCGGTATTTGTAAATCTTCAGGCTGTAGCCATAAATTATGGCCAGCTATGTATAAATATTATCATAGAAATCAACATGTATACTTATTTGATGGAGAAGTTATTCATGTTTCTAAGTTCTCTCCATCAGAAACATATGGTTGGTCGCCTATATTAACTATATTTGAAAAAGCTTTAACTCTTATAGGTATGGATAAAAATATTTATAGGTATTTCTTCGAGAGAAAAATGCCAGCTTCTATGGTAATGGTAACAACAGACGATCCTGAGAGTCTAAGAAGGGAAAGAGCTCATATAGCAGCTCAAACTAGAATAGACCCTAACTATATACCTATGGTAGCTGTATCTTCT